AGAGTAATATTACTAGTATAAGTAGTATTATCAGATATTTTAGTGACTGTTATAGGAGTTAACGTAGTAAAATTAAAATTTCTCCAATGTGGTGCTTGTGGGTTACCAAGTACTATAGTATTATCTGCATCATTCCAAGGACCTCCTGTTGGAGTTATACTTGAATTAGACATAGATCCTACAAATGTACCACCAGTTGTAACATTTAATTGTCCTGTAGCATTGTTGGTAGTAGGTATTTCAAATGTAATCACAGGTGAAGACGGGGTAGAAATATCTATAGTCACATTAGCATCAAGCACTAAAATATAACCATCGATTGCAACATTTTTACCTTCAATTTGTATTTTTATAGTACCCTCAATAATGTTAGGATTACCCATTTGTTCAGTGAAGTTATAAGAATAAGTGTCACCAAAAGAATATATTCCAGAAGAGTCTACAACACTAATAACAAATTCATAATTGTTAGGGTTAGTATCAATAACTGCTGAGCCTCCTGATATGGTCCAAGTAAATCCAGTTAAATAATCTTGATAACCGTAAAGATTCCAAATAGTATTGTTGAAGGATACATTATCAAAATCAGCCTTCATATTGACTGGGGCTGGATCAATCATCATTCCTTTTGCCTCATTATTAAATAATGAAGCAAATAATTTAGGATCACACAGTTGGTCAGAAGAATAAAAAGACCAATATTTATTAAGCTCGTTGTGTTGACTATTATTAGGATCTGCCTGTAAAGATAGTCCTTTCACAGCTCCTTGGTAAGTGTTTGTTTCTGGCTTTTTATCTTTAAAATATTGTACAATATCTAAAGCTCTTCCAGGCGCAGGTAAAACTTTTACTTTGTCAATAGGGTATTCGTATCTAGCAGTAGTATGATAATAAACCTCGTTAAATCCCCCTGTTCCTGGTACACCTAAGCCTCCCCAGATATCTGTAAGAGTTCCTTTAGCTGCATGCCATATTCTTCTGTTAGTTCCATCGTATACTGGATTATCTGCTATCAAATTTGGAGGATCACTAACAATACCTTTTTGAATAGGCTCGAAATGAGTGTTACACACATAACCTTGTACCAAAGCATCTTTCTTTCTATCTTTACGTACAAAGAAAAATCCATCTGTGTGTTCCAGAATAGCCGGTTGATTTCGAATAGAAGAAACATTTATAGTTAAATATCTAACTTCAGTCGTATCGTAATTACCTTTTAATTTTGTTCTACACTTATTGAAACGATAAGCTCCTAGCCTATTTTCAGAACCATTACCTAATGTAGTGAATCCATCATCTGCAGTAATCGGGTAAATACCAGAGTAACTGAAATTATTATCGTAATTATCTCCGCTTCTGATAGGGAACACTGGCGTTGTGCCTTGACCATCTTTTAGGATAAACACAATACCAAATTCGTAAGTTTCTCCAGCCCAATATCCTAAATGATGATAGATATTATCTGGGTCAGTATAACCAGAACCTAGCTCTTTTATAGCCATGTCCAAGTCCATTTCTATAACTCGTAATCTTTGCGCTAGCTCTTTAAATATTTCATAATCTTGTGTTACATTAGTAATGTTACCTAACAAAAGTCTATCATTATATTGGGTGATAGTTTTTACAGTACCAATAGAAGAATAATCAATATTTAGAGTAGATTTAGGTATAACTGTAGTTACTTCACTACCATAAATAGTTATTTCTATAATATCGTCATTATCGAAATCATAAATATTAGCAATTTCATGTGCCGTGGTAGATGGTGTAGATTCCCCTTCAGAGAACGAGTAATACACTCTAACACCACTAAATGTTTTGTCTAAATTACTTAATCTAAACCTTACAAGCTTATCAGTAATTTCTCCTGTGCGTGTCCCATGATCATCATAAGCAATAGATACAATACTAGATTCTTCAACAATATCTGTTAAAGCTCCGTCACTATCCGTGTATCTAAAATAAAATCTATAATCTCCTCCTTTTAAGATTCCTCCTGTTTGTACACCTAGAAATTCTAAGTCTGGAATTTTATTAGCCTGGCGAATTAAACGTGTAGACCCAAATCTAGCATTTGCATAAGTGTTAGTATCCTTTGTTTGTCTACGTTGAGCAACGGCAGCCTTTTTTCCATCATCGTACAGACGGAAACGGCTATTCACTAAACGTGGAGGATTATAATCATCAGTAAATATAATATTTACAGAATCATCATAAGATGGCTGTAATTCTACTTCTATAAGCCTATCACTTTGGAAATTTAATAAACTAGTTCTAAATGGAGCAGTATAGCTAGAATCTAAATCTAAAGCAGGAACAGATCCAATCATATCTGTCTCTAGCGCATTAGAAAAATTATATAATGGTTGATATTGATCAACTAATGGTAAAAAATTATTTGGATCCGGATTAACTGCAGAACCTAATAAAGCAGCCCAATCTGGCGAGGGAAAAGTACCTATTTCACCTTCTTCAAACACACCATTTGTATCAAATTTACCAGAAATAATATACGCAATATCATTAAATACTTTAACTCCTAAAGGTTGAAATCCAGGCGTCAATTGGTGTTTAATTTCATTTCCTTGCATATTTTGCAAGATCAACTGATTTTCACCTTGAGTAGTAATAGTTGCGTTAATAGCATCTGTCATTACTGTTGGCTTAGTATTTACTGGGTGTGAATCAGTATTAAGCTCTGAAAATGTATTAACTGACTGCTTTTGCATTTTTGTTTTGTTTTCTTTCTCTAAAAAATCTTTTCCTAGCAACTTTTCTCATTACAGAGTCATGCTTTTTACCTAATGGGCGAAAGAATCGTATCTCTGAAGTCCCATCAAGTATCCTTACTTCTTCCCCCCTTTTAAGGTGCATTTGTAATTGCAAAAAACAGTATCTTAAAAGAGCCTTCAATTTGTCTTCTTTAATATAAGAAAACTCCTCATAAATATACGGTAAGAAATAATCTAACTCCCTTGGCAATTTCGAAAATGGTTTTCCGGAATTGGCATGTTTTATCATTGTAGAGTATATTGTTTTGTCAACATAGACATTCCAGTATTGCTTAGAGTTCTTGCTAGGTCTATACTCTATATATGGAACTTTATGATCGGACTGAAACATTTTTAAATATTTCAAATCTCCATATTGGCGCTTAGTTTTAACCAATTTATCCGGTAAGCTGCCCACAATTAATTTTGCGGAACTTCTGCCTTGAATAGGCCATATAAACTGGCATCGCCCCATAGCCATTTCAAACAGTATAGCTTTAAGACACACAGTAAATATCTTACGAATTAACCTAGTATTATCTTTAGTATGGTATATATCTCTTAACCTTCCCGCTGGAGCATCTTTCTTTTTTACAAGGAATTGTTTAGCTAATGCAGGATTACTTGGCAAGACATCAGATAATGTAAGCATTAAACTTAAATCATATTCTGCGACTTTTCTTTTCCTACCTGTCTGAGGATTAATAGCATATAATGCCATATTATTGCATAGTTTTATAGCTAGACCAGAATACTTTGCGATCATGTCTAGTCATAGCAGAAAGCATACGATTCCATTGATTTTGACTAATATATTCAGGAATCTTTGCAGCGGCCATTTTACGACCAGATTCTGGCTTAATGTATTGTAACCTATTCATTGCTGCTTGATCACCCATAAACGCCTTCTTTTGAGTATCTATGAATGCCATTTTATATGCTATAGCTTCTGCTTCTTTACGGTTTAATAAAGGATTACCATCATCATCTACACAAATTCCTCTATAAATTACAACACCTTTAAGACCCTTTCTAGTTGCGTCAAAATGTAGAGAATAAGAACCAACTGTTCCATGTAATTCGTATGGAATAAATTCTCCTTCCGGGTGTAAGCGAGAATCTTGCTTATCAATTAATAATTTATTGGCATTAGGATTAGTAATGGCATCTGCTAAATATCTATTAGGATCTGTATTCCAGTCTGCATGATACAGTATAACATTCCCAGGGCATTCTCCAGCTGAACCTTCTGAAACAGACTCTATAAATTCTACATTACAAGGCAGTTTCACTGTTTGTGATTCTCCTATCTCAAACTCAAATGCATGAATAGCTGTAGCAATATTTCCTATATCACGCCAAATGTTATAAGCGCGTTCTACATAATCATCCTCATGTATAGTAATATCAAAGAAATCTTTCAATAAATACTTTCCATACATAAAGTCATAAAATCCATGTCCTGATTGTTCTTGTGCCATTATAATGCTGCTTTACCCATTTCTGTATCTAATAATCTTAATGCTACTTTATCAGTACCAAATGCTTTTAATTGGTCTACCCAATCTTGAATTTTAGATACTTCTTCATGTTGTTCTTTCATATATCTCATCCCTAGTTCAGCCAACATAAAATCTCCAGCAGCGTGAGCTTTTTTAGTTAATTCATTGCATTGGTTAGTAATCTCTACTTCATGTGTCAAAGACTGCTTAACAATATCAGGAAAAGAAGAGTAAGTACAAGGGATTGCAGGTATAGTCCTAAATTCTGGTTGTATATCTAAACCCATTAAATATTCTCTAGCCCAATTAGCATGGTTCCATTCTTCTTTAGCATAAACGTCCCATAATTTAGCTGCCCCTTCATAACCATTATTTAATAACCATGCCGCCATAGAGTCATATAGTCTAGCTGACTTTTCTTCTTCTATAATGCGATAATTTAACAAATCAATCGTTTCTTTAGAATACAAAGAAGAAACACTATTTGATTTAGTTTCTATACTATCTAATGTTGTTTTTACTGACATAATATTATGTTATTGGGTCTGATTGTGTATTAGGCACTGGCGGAACATTTAATTGTCTATAGTATCGTACATACTTCTCCGTTAGTGCATCAATAATAGCCATCTGCATATGTAATGGTGCAGGGTATTCCATATCTGAAGCATTTGGGTTGTTAATATTAACTCTAGTTGGATGCTCGAAGATACCCCTCAGCTTTAAATACTGGAGTCCGTTATGTGGTCCTAAGTTAAAAAGATAAATAGTTAACATATCATTTTTATCCGGGGATAAATCAACCCACGCAAATGGTCTGTTTTTAGTTCTGATTCTTACTCTGTGATTACGAATATCTTCAGGATGATAATAAACTGCAAAAGCCTCTTGCATATTCACTAATCCAAGATATTGTATAGCACTCTCACCAAAGAGAGGCATAATCTTTGGAATTTTAATAGAAGGCACAGAATCATGAGAACCTATAAGACAATCTTCAGATAGATCTCGACATTCTAATTTAAGAATATCAATCTCCTGCATAAGAAATTTAGGATCTAATTTAGTCCCTTGAATTGCATATTTGTTAGCAAAATCCGCTCTTTGCAAATCAATCTCTTCTAATAACTGCTCAATGCTGAATGCTTGATCAACAATATTCCCAGACAGGCCATCTGCGACTCTGTTTCTAATTGTAGAAGCTATCTCGTTATGCGTCATTTAATCCTTCTTTATGTTTCCAGTTTTCTAAGTCCCAGTGGCCTACACCACCACTATTATTTTTAGAAACCATTTTCTTTCGTTCATCGGATAATAAATAATTACCGAATTTAACTAAAGCTTTCTCTACGTTATCATCGTAGAGTAAACCGTCATTTTTTAGTTTCTTTTCACCTTTCTTCTTTAGTATCATCCGTATATAATAAGAAAAATAATTTGGGATGTAATGTAAAAAGCCCATCCAAATTTGGACAGGCCTTTTTGTAATAAAATTTTATTAATATTACGCTATAAAAGCAGCAACAGTTGCAACAGAGCTTTCGTCAGCAATAATCATTACTTCTGAACGTTCTGCGGCTGCCGATAATGGAGCTGCAGTTACTGTAGCTGTTAAAGAAGCTACTGCACCCGCTCTTAGTAACGCTATAGCAGCTAATTTTGCAATAGCACCATTTGCGGCTAACATTGTATTTTCATTGAAAAATAATGTAAAAGAATGTGTTGCAGCTACTCCACCGATTGCCGGACCACCTATAGAAGTTTGAGCATAATCAGCAGCAGTAGTTCCTAAATTTTCTTCGTAAGAAGTTAAATAGTCAAAAGAAACTTCAGTGTAACTTCCACGAAGATCCACTTGAGTAGAAGAAGTATCAACACCATAAGGATCAGTATTCATTGGGGTAGCCATACGAATTGACTCTTCAAGGAACTTACCTTGTCCATGTCCTTCTGTACCAACAGCATTTACAACATTCACAGCCAATGAAACAGGGGCTTGAGAACCAATACCTTGATTTACTCTACGAATTTCTACTCTATCAATATGAATAGATTCATAACCAGCTAAGGCAGCTACTTCAATATCAGTAGCAGCAGCTCCCGCAGTAACTCCAATGAAAGGAGTATTTGAAGTATAAAGATTTAACCATGCTGTCCAACCAGCAATAATAGCAGCACGAATATCAGCTACTGTAACACCAGTTAATGGCGCAGTAGAAAAACTTAAAGTTCTACCTCCACCAATATGATTAGTAGTTAAAACTTCAGCTTGATATCGATCTGTAGACAGGGATATAATCACCTCAATAGCATCTCCAACAGCTACCCCAGCAGGCGCAACAACTGTGAAGTCTTTAGATTCAGCGACAGGGGCTACTGCTCTTTTACATTTAATATTGGTAATATTATCAATAGAGAAGTGGCCATAACCAGAAATACGTAAAGTATCGCCGTTGGCAATGGCTGCAGATGTAGCTCTGACTGAATTAGAAGGATCATATACTTGAACTTCTGAGTCTGCGTTCATAACGCGGATTTTTTCAGATAATGTAAACATAATTTAAAATTGTGTTTTGTAAGGCTTCAACCAGTATAGCACTTACTGTTTTATAAAATATAAGGCCTGAGCTGGTATCCCAAACCTGTAGTTAAAACTACAAGATATAAATAACATTTATTTATTTTACCACCAGGGTAAATTAAGCAATACTTGTATTTACTGGTGGGTTAGTCTGCAGTCTAGGGTCAGAAGATGCTTCTAATACTAGTTTTACAATACGTTTAACAATCTCTTGACATACATATTCTGGAAACTCTAGCTCTGCTGAAGTATCAATTGGTAAATCTCTCTGCTGAATAGTGAGATTAATGGAGTTTGGTGCTTTTAGATAATCAATATAAATATCATCTATTTGATATTTTGTAAGATCTCCTATATAATAAAATAAATCCGGATTAACATTGTTATTAGAACCTTCACTAAAAGAATGATAAGGCCTATCAAAGTTTGGCTTTAAAAATGCGTTATTGATAATACCGTTTGCAATATTAGCCGTCAATCTTTTAGACGGTTTATTCACAGTATATCCAACAGGATGACATTTGTAAGGCGCTCTTGTTCTTGCACTCACATGTGATCCTAAAAAATGCCAATAATTATCCGGAGCTTTAAAACGGTAAAAATCTGAACCATATTTCTTCCCAGTAGAAATAGGAACACCCGCTTCTGTGAAACCACCAGAATAGGCGCCCGTATATGGGGCACCCATTATAGTTGGTGGAGTAATAGCAAAATTAACTGAAACAGTTAATGCTTGTAAATCATCTGTTAATTGCTGAGTAGTATCAAATTGTATATATCGTTCATTACAATATTCTCGGATTCCTTTAGTAGCAAAGTAATTAAAGTCCTCTAAGTGGAGAGAAGGAGCTTTCGCCTTTCTAACTTCTCTCAATACATTTTCGTATACTTGTTTCTCAGTCATAATTTAATTATTTTTTCTCTTTTGCTTCTCTAGCTTTAGCAGCACGTTCTGCAGGAGTCATTTTTGCTTTTGATTGCTTAGCTTCAAAGTACTCTGGGCTTACATCTCTTTCAAGAAGCTCCAAAAGATCTTCGTTTGACTGTAAATAAGCAATTGCAGATTCATCACTATATCCTAAAATATGAGCGCCAAACTTAACTACACCGTCAAGAGAATTAACTGTGATAGCTCCCGATTGTTTTGCTTTCACAAAAAGAAGATTAATCTTCATAGATTTATCGCGATAAATTCTAATGATTTTAGCGGGAGTCTTTTTAGCTACAGTAAGCAAGTATTCTTTAATTACTGAATCAGGTTCTCCAGTCATATCCATGTCTAGCAACAACGCACGATTAGCGTAGTTAGTAGTAGCATCTTCCATTACCAATTTCATAGCCTCGAATACTTTTTCAGTTTTCTCATTAGAAACTTCAGCTTCACGGCCTTCAATATGTACGTAAAATTCTACTTTGGATTTTTGAGCTTCTGCAAAAGACATCGCTAACTTAGGGCAATGGCGAACCCATTTCCAGTTGATAGCATCTACCTCGTTATTCAAATCAAAAACGTAACCGTCTTCTAATTTAATACGAGTGTTTTCCTTAGCTTCTTCTCCAGTTTTACCTACAGTAACGTAATATCGTCTTGTTTTTTTCTCTTCATCAGAGAGTCTGTCTACACCAGCGTACCATCCTGTCTTAGGATCAAATGCTGGTTGAATTGTATGCCTTCCAGTCTTGAACAATGACTTAATCTCGATAATTTTATTCGAGCTTGTTCCTTCAGCCAGTTGATCGACTTCAGCAAATCTGTTTTCTGTTGTCATATTAACTTATTTTATTTATTAAACATATGAATACCCATATAATACTAATTAATATTAAATTATCAAGGTAAAATAAAAAACCCCACACAAAAGTGCAGGGTTTAAAGATTTATTTAATCACCTATTACAGAACTCTGTTCTCTTCTAGGATGAATGATTTGTAAGGGTTGAATACACAAGCTCCTGAGTATCCTAGCAAGTGGTACTGAGAACCATGAACTGAAGTAGAGATTTCTCCACTTGAATTTCCTGATTTTCCACCCATACCTACTAAGTTTCCTGAAACAATCTCAGCTCCTTGAAGCGTGAACATTGCTACATTTGGACGCCCAGATGCTAGATCAGCCCCAGTATCAAGGAACAATCCGTATCCGTGCTCTGGGTATTCTTGAGACAACGCTCTGTCTGGCATGAAAGAGATAGTATTTCCTTGGAAAGTGTATGTGTCAAACTCAGCTCCAACTTTAACTTTTCCACCAGCAGACTTAGAGTAGAAGTATCCACCATCAGCAGCAGCTTGGAAACGAAGATCAGCGATCATCAATTTACCAACTTGATCGTAAAGACGCTCGTTACACACTACAGCGTATGAGTTTCCAGTTGGGTAATCAGACTTCTCACGCATAGCGCTCATTACGTCATCCAATACATCAGATGTAAGGATAGAGTAAGAAAACTTATCACAGTAACGCTCGATTTGAGCAATCACACCGTCTCCCATTGGGATATCACGTCCGTGATCGTCTTGGTCAAGACACTTACCATTTACGTCATAGTTAGTCTCAGAGAAGATGCAGTTTTGCTCTCTTGAAAGCAAAAAAGTATCCATACACTCTTTCTCTTTCTTAGTCATCTTGTAGTAAGAAGCTGTAGACTTGTTGTCCTTTCCTGTCTTAATGAAGATTTCCTCTTGCATTGCGAAATCACCTGACCAATCTACAGAAGCTCTCTGACGAGAAATGTAGTTACGGTGAGTTTCAGTGTTAGATACCCACTTAGTGTATCCTCTTTCTGAAAGCTCTGGGTGATAGTTTGAACGGTAGCGAGTGAATCGTCCAGCAGCAGCGTAAGTAGTGTTAATTGACTTTGATGGGTCATTACCTACCAATACTACTTTGTATTCCCATCGCTTTTGAGCAAGTTTACGTGGTGGAGCAACTACAAATAGTTGTTGTTTGTTCTCCAAAGTGAAAGTATCATTTTTATCATAATATCTTTCCTCCATAATAATAGTCTCAACGTTCTTGTTCACACCTGAACCAGAGATATTACCAGCGATCTTTACTTTCTTAATGAAGTTAACATCTATGTTCCACTCAATACACATTGAGTTAATTGGAGTAAAAGATCCTGAATCTTTCTTTGGGTTGTAATAAACGTTCTTCAACGCGTCAGTCAAAGTCGAAATTGCCAAATTTGGGTACATAGTAACAACTTGTCCCAATTTGTGCGGCTTTTGACCTAATAGACGCCCGAAATTTTGTACAGTCTTAGTATCAGACAAGTGCTGAACGACCGTATTTCTGTCTACAATTTTCATGTTGTTCTTTTGTTTTGTTTTGTGGAAGACTTCCCTCCCTTTGATTTATCAATATAGTTTCTTAAACTTCCCCATGTAAGCTAAAAATATTTCTATTTACAAGGGGAAGTCTATAAAAACTTTTTTAAGCTTTAGTCATCTGCATGAAGATCATCGAGAGTTTTTACATTCTCTTGACGTAGAGGTTGTTCTTTTCCACCTCCTGCGCTACCAGAACCTTCCCCTGCATTTATAGGGTCTGAAGACAATCCGTTAACACCAGCGTTCTTACCTTTTTGATAAGCGTTAGCAACTTCTTTCTTCCAGTACTTTTCTAGCTCGTCAAATCTCTCTTCAGCATTCTTATATAGCCAAGCAGCTTTAAGTAGATTATTTGGATCACCAAAAATTTCTACCATAAACTTAGAATCACCGTCATTATTTACTTCTAGAATTTCTCCTAAAACTTCATTCTTCTCATTGTCATTTAATTTCCAACCAGCAATATGAGAAGTATTAGCAGCAGCTGTTGCAATAACAGCTCTATCAGCTTCAATTTGTTCTTCTAATTCTCGTCGTTGTTGTTCTTGAACAGCACTTGTTTCTGCTTCTTGCGCTTTAACATAATTATCTCGGATAGTTTTTACTTGAGACTCATAGAATTTTGATTCCTTAGAACGTTCTAATTCTGCAGCAATATCTTCTTCTGAAGCCTCTGGATTGTTATCTTTCAACCATTTAGTAGTAATGGCATCATCAGACATAGAAGTATAATCTACACCTGTTGACTCTTCCATTGCTCGTAGCTGTTCTACACGAGCTGCAGCTTGCTCATTCAAAAATTCATAAGGAGATTTACCAGAGTTACGAATATCGTTTAGCATCTTAATCTCTTCTTGATCAAGGCCATATTTTTCTTCAATATTTGGCGCTCCTTGAGAAGCTAGATTACTAAGTACGTTGAATTGTTCCTCTGCGGAAAGATCGTTGAAGTGCTTCTGAACAGGTTCACCGCCTTCTTCATCAGCTTCGAAAGTAATCATGCCTCCAACAATATTGTACTGAGACAAGAATTGTTCAATACCTGGAGCAGCTTCTTCCTCTTCTTCTTCATCGTCAGCAGATTCTGCAGCAGCTTTTTCAGCTTGAAGTTCTTCTACTGTTTTACCAGCAGCTTCAGCTTCAGCCTCCAGAGCTTCTCGCGCAGCAATTTCTTCAGCGGTTTCTTCTCCATCTTCTTCCTCTTCCTCAGCACTAACAGCACCTTCTCGAGGACTTCCACCAGCTTTTTCAGCAGCAGCGGCATCAGCGGCAGCCTGCTCTTCCGGTGTCAATTGGTCTTCTTCTTCATCATTGTGAAGATCTTCTAATGTAGTCATATTAACTTATTTATTTATTAAACATTATTTGTTCATTATAATATAAAGCAAAAAATACAAATTACATCGTACTTTCAGAAGCTTTGCGTAAATGTAACTTTCCGCCTGTCCAAGTTGCAAACCAAACCAATTTATCATTAGGAGTGATTGTGTAAGTTTGAACACCTATATTATCTAGAAAAACATAATCTGCCGAAAAAATAAACGTTTTGTCCGCAGTATTATTAGAATTATCTAAAACTAACCAATGAAGACCTCTATCTTCAGTATTAGTCGGAGCATAAAAATTAACTGTTTGGATATTACCCGTAGGAGCAATATATTCAAAACGAGTATGATCGTGCATAAAATTAGGATATACAGAAGTTACTCCATTAGTTACCTTAATCAATCTACTGTCTGTGTCAGGAGCATTGAAAGGTTTATACATTTTAGGGTTTTTAGTATTTTGCCCTAAAGAACTGTTTGGCCAGTTGTTGTTAAAAATTTGCGGCATGATAAATAAATTTAAGGTTGAATTTGTCCTGTTGAAGGCAATACATTATTTCCTGAGAGCATATTGCTAGTACTCTGGATAACTGGAATACCACCAGCCGGATTTGTAACACCTACTGGCTCTGTTTGATGATAGTTTCGTACATCAATTAGATTAGGTTTTCTAGGCCCACAAATATTTTTAGCTAATAATTTGCGTAGGCACAAAAGCAATGCCTCATTCGCTTTTGGATCAGAATTGTCATCATGTTCTAAGTGATCAATAATTCCGCTAAGAAGCATACTCCAAGCATACAACTTATCTAGGTATTGCGAATTACCCATAAATTTTTCTTTTTCACATAAAAAAGCCTGTATGCGACCTACTAAATCATAAGCTGCATTTACTTCGTTTATGTAATCATCTGAAAACCTAATTAACATGTCTTTCTAGGTGTAGTTAAACATTCATCGTGGTATAAGCACAAGTGGCATAGCTTTCTAGCGCTTGCTACAATACATGCAGCCTCGCTAAAAATTTCTTGATTGAAATTAACCCAAGCACCTAAACGTTTTTGCATTAGTTTCATATATGAATCAATATGAGACATGCCATAATCTTGACTATCACAACATTGACAATTTTTTTGTAATTCTTTTAAAATAGCAGCGTTTAATTCAGGGGTTGCTAAATGCTGAGATTCGATAAAATAAATCGGGTCATCAACTTCAACTGGCCCAATATTTGCCATCATTAATGCTTGCCATTCCACAAATGTAGGAGCCTCTCTCCAATTTGTAGTATCTGGCTTAGTAATTCCTGTCAATAACTCTGTTACTAATAGCCCAGGGTTACCTGTTAAATTAATATAAAATTGGTCGTCATACCACACAATATCTCCGGTACTATTTGATGGAGGAGTAGCTGTAGTCCACTTTTTAACAGTACATACATAAGAAGTATACCAACCATCTATAAATAATCTATTACCTTCCACATTGGCTGGAATAAATGAAGTTAAAGTTGGAGCGCGATAAAATGCAGTATAAGCTGGGGTTCCTGGTGAAACATTAGCTTGAGCAGTTAAAAATTGTTTAACAACTGTAAAACCTTCACGATAATCATAAGGGAGTGTAGCATAATCTAGAGGATTAGTTAACAACTTCAACTCTTCAGGATAATGAAATTCCCTTGGCTTATAATGCCACTCATTAGAATTATGATAGCCTGGAATTTGATTAATATCAGCTTCATTAGAAGATTCCATCACCACTGTTTCAATTAGTTGATTAGTTTGACAAGACTGGCCATTATATGTCAAAAATATCTTTTTAACACAATCATCGTAAAGTTGCCACGGCAAAATATTGTAGTTAAGATTATAATCTACTACAGCCAAAGTCTCATCAGTTTGATTCCAGTCTAAAGAAACAGTTTCTAAATTAGGGTCTATTCTGAAGGTTGGATCAGCTAATCCGCCGCTAGTTGGCATTGTTTCTACTATTCTAATATCCATCTTGTTTATTTATCGTAATTTTTAATAAATTCTTTTACTGCATCTATTGAGCCAAAGTGAGTTATCCACTTAGGTTTAAATAACTGGTGTCCTAATACTGTAACAACAGTTTTTCTATCAAGCCTTATAATATATCTCTTATCAGCCATTAAATATCGTTTCGTACTTCTTTAGCATTACCACCACCAGAATTACCTTCAGCGTATAATTGTTCTCTCTCTAATTGAACAATCATTTTATCTTTCTGAATCTCTTCTTCAGCAATATGAGTATCAAGCTTAATTCTGCGATCTTCATTATCAAGTTTACCTTGAATTTCTTGTTCTCTGAGTTGTAATTCTCTAGCTTTAATATCATCACTGGCTTTTTCTAGAGCCTCAATTTGTTTTTGAGCTTTTTGCATTTCAGCTTCCATTTGTTGAGCTTGTTGCATTGCTTGTTCAAGTTGCTGATTCATCTGTTGTAACTGATCATTCTCCATTTCCTTTTTGATAAGATTTTTCTCAACAATACGTAAGATTTCAGTAGGAGAATCAGACATTGTAATCTTGATAATAACATTAGGATCAAGCGCTCCTTGAGCAACTAATTCCGGAACAATCGCATTAACTTTTTCTAGTTTAAGGTTTTCTTTACTAGAATTAACTACGTGTATATTATAATCAGTAAAACAAAAATGAGCTGGTTGCACATCAAATAAAATTTGCCTGTGACCAACAATATAAGAGCCTCGTTTACCTTTCTTATAAGTAATTTTAGCTCTGTTAATTAAATCAGTTAACATGTGCTTACGCGACGTATGAACTAATTCAAATAAATCTTTAGTAATAAGGGATACTTGTTTTTGGCCTACCTGTACATTGGTAACAGCGTCCCTCACTTCAGCTGCTGCATACATATGTCGGTTTACACCAGATACAACATCAGCTTGCATTTGGATAGATTCTAACACAGTATTAAGTGACTCAATTATATTGCCACTTAATGAGCCTCGGAAATCTCCATAATGCTGGAATAAAGCAGCACCATCTTCAGTGGGATCATACAATTCCACCCCTTGTTTACGGAACGCCATAAATTTTAATATACGTTCCATATAATCTTGACCCAATACTTTAGGAATAGCTGCTAAGTTAATACGTGATCCATCTACACCCGCATTAGCGATAAGGTTATCACGAAAAAACATAATGATATCATAAGAATCTTGTAAGTTTTTTAAGGCAAGAGCTAGTGAATAAGGCCTTCCATCATTACGATCATTATAAGCAACTCCATTATAAGATAGAGTTGTAGTCCAAGGCTGTGCAGCACTTCTAGGAATATACTTAGATTTACCACAATTTAAATAAATATCATCACCGATACGAGTTACTTCATATCGGTCCAATCTATAAGCCTTCTTTTTAGTAGTACCACTACCAGTGCCTTCTCCATATGCCTCAGTCCAGTATTTAGAAGCTTTAATTTTCTCAACTAGCTCCCTGTCTTGAGGATCATTAAATTCTTTCCAAGTATCATCAATCTTAACTTCGTTGTTTGCTAACCATTCAACATGATAAACTGGCAACACATCCATATCATCATTTAGCCATTGAGTGTAATCAGCGCCATCTTCCATTCGATAAATATAATCTAATGTACGAGGGTCAGCAATACGTCTAGCGCCATCGTCACGAGAGTATTCACCAAAAATTCTTTTCTTGGCACTCTCGTTCATCATATGACCATACTGATTAAGTATGTCTGAACGTTTCATCCAAGTTCTATGTACCACAGCTTTACTGTGAGGTCTATAACCTGATGATAAAAATTGATTATCAGTGCGCTTAGAAAAAAATATATTCTCCGGTTTACAAATAGTTAAAATAGGATCGCCTCCTATTCTATCAAAATGCGTACGATAGTATGCTTCACCAGTAATGAGCAAGTCCAAGAAGAATTGCTTTATTTTCTGCTTGAAGTCTAATGTAACATCTTGTTCAAAGAAATTAATAAGAGACATACAAGCAATCTCAAACTGAGAAATAAACTCTTCATTGATTGCTTGCTCTACTCTCTCTAAATATCTATCTGTTACAGTTTTTTGCGGTTCTTCTCCATTTTGAACTCTTTGCGCATTATTTGCAAATTGTGTGCGATAGGCAGCAAGGATGCGTTTAGCTCTTTCTTCCTTGCGTGAGTTCTCAACTTTTGCAATAGTTTCGTGATCATTGATTGAAACATTATATGTAAATACATCATCTAACAATAGACCAAGCAGAACATCAATTCTGGTCTTGATCAATGGTGTCATTTTAACAGCAATAGGGGTCTCAATACCAAAAGTTTCCTCAAGATATTTAAACTCCTCCTTGTCTCTCAAACCATCGTAGAGATTTCTAGCCTTTTTAATATGAGGCTTTTGGCGGACCAAAGTGGAAATATAATAATCTGCTGATTTCTTGAGATAATTAAATTCACTTTTTTCCTTCTCCGTTGTTTGGAGATCTTCTACGTTGTAGTAATTATTTACAAATACACTCATTACTCAGATAACGAAAATAATATATCAAAACTGTTAATAGTCTTTAAAAACGTTTTGCCGTCATTAACGATAGGATTACCTACCCAAGGATCAAATGCTACAATAGTTCCTGGCTCAAATTGGGCAGCACCCTTTGCACAAGAGATTACTCTACCTTTTTGAGTCGCAGCGTCGCGAGGATCATCTGCTGAACCGTCAAATACACCATCTTTAATAGCGCTCTCACTGACCACTTCTACTAGAATTCTTTCTCCAGTAGGTTTAATTGTTTCTGTATTCATGTTGTCTATATCTGTTACAATTGCTACAATATCATGTCCTCTCACCACTTTACAATATTGATCTGTAGTTGGTACATGATAACCCGCCACTTGCTCAAAAAGAATTCCATCACCTTCCTTAAGTTCTGGGCATTGATCTTTGAGATTAGCTTTATCACCTAACGCAATGGCAGTTCCTGTGTAATATGCTTGAGTCGTAGAACCCGTTTGGGTATTACCAATAAAAACTCCATCCTGTTCAGTAGGCAATTTAGTAACTTCAGCCACAACATTCACACCATGCGGCTTAATTTGTTTACTCTCCATAATCGTATTTGCTTATTATTTATTATCAGGGTAAATAATATTAAAATTCACCCAATCATTAAAGTAAAATATCAATAATTGTATTGTGGGTTCTTAGGGTCACTAGCATCAATCCAGCGAACTCCGCCATGTTTAGCAAATTTATCTGCCTCTTCTCTTAATGTATGATTCATTTCTTCTTTAAATTCATCTTGACCAGGAATTACGCCATACTTTTTATATCCTGTCACAGGATCAGTGTAATACCCAAATAATCTAAATCCAGCAGTGGCAGCTTCTGGTGGTTTAGCAACTTTACCCATAAGATCCTCATCAGCAAGTTCACATAGCCCCATCGCAATTACCATATCATACTTTGTTCTGTCTTCCCTGTTGTAATCTTGTAGTTGCTCTAAGACATCTTCAAAATAAATTTGATCATAAAAGTCATCAATATAAGCAGCTACCTTTTGATCTTGGTGATCAATGATAGGCCCAGCAGCGGTAGTACCAATAAGATTTGTAATTTTATCTGGATTAGCATCTGTCAAGTTAATTGTTGGACGCTTTTTTAATAAATGGAAAAATCCTTTATCACGGAACCAACCTACAATACCAATACGAGTATATTCTATGTTTACTTCAGCATTGTAATAATAGGCAATCTTCAAAGCATTATCCCAGTCATCACGTACATCAGCAGAACGTTTAGCATATTTACATACATAGAGATTTGAAGTAGTTCTAAAGTAACCTTTATCTACTACACGTTTCTTAACAAGCCCTGCTAATTCCGACCCTTTGATACTATCTGTTGCGTAAGATGAATCTGCAGTACCTTGGTCAATACTATCGACTCCCATCACATACAAATTCTTCATAGGTTGCTTCTCGTCTTCATTGGCATGTTCGGTTAGCCAGTGAGGGTGTTCCAAAATCTCTATGTCACCATAAGGAGATGGGTCCCATTTAACGCCTACAATACGACCATTTTCAGCTCTTTCCCATTTTAAGAATCCTTTCTCTGGTTTAGGGACATCTTTGTCGTGTTCAAGACGTACACGTTGCGTTGCAATCTTTTCTTGGTTGAAAATATTCATACCATTACGAGTGAATACTTCCTTGATTGTCATTGGATATTCTTGTAAAAGACCTGTGTAAGATTTAGGGTCATGCTTAGCTTTAGCACGTTCTTCCATCACTTCTGCTCTAGCCTGCTTAATATTAGGACACCCTGTTTTCTCCCATGTGCCTGCTCGTTTAATATGAGTAGGGCAAAAGAAACCAGTACCTTTGATTTCAAAATCATTTGTATCTAAAATACCGTGAGCTTCAGCTTTACAAAATACTCCTTGCGCTTCATCATTTTCTACTGTACCGCCTGTACCAGAGTATAATACGTTACACTTTTTAATCGACCCCATTACAAACCATGATCCACGTGATTCACGCATACAGGCTTTAAGAGATCCTTTCTGGTGTGATGGTGGGAATGCCGCGAACTCTTCAAATAATTGTTTAGAAGGTCGCTTACCACGCGTCTTACCAGCATTTTTTCCGTAAATGATTTTCTCAAATGCAGAAAGGTGGCCACGTTTTTCAGTAGTTCCGTCTGGTAACTCTACGATTTCACCCGCTTCTTTTCTAGTAGATGAGTCAGTGAGTCTTTTAAATTTAAGCGCCCTATGTTGTTTTTCTATTGCTTCTATACCTTTTTCAATCTTATCCCATGCTTCATTTGTGGTATCCTCATTAGTAGAAGAAATTACAGACACTGACTTAGGGAATAAACGATATTCGCGATCTAAAATAGAATTATACATGTATGACTTACCAACGCCACGACCTCCCATAATAGCACAATCTTTACCTGTCAAAAATGCTTTCCAACAATAGTCAAAGAAGTATCTATCTATATTACAGTAAGTTGCATAGCTAGTTTCAAAATCTTCAGTAGGGTTTCCATCTTCATCATAAATTGGTACAGGGAATACAAAAACATTTAACCAATAAACAAACAATGGATTGAAGTATTCACCATCAACCCACACACCATCATAACAATAATTTATAAGAGGAATATACCAATTTTCCATATCCAAAGAATCTGGATGGTATGTTGGTACATTTTGCCATTTGAGTAATTCAACCGGGATAGGTCTTTTTACAAGGT